GATATAATATATATATCTTAAGGAAAGGAATAAAGAAAAATATGGTAAAACCAGTTTATACCGAAGAGCAAAAGTTGCGTATTGAAAAAATAATCCAGTTGCTAAATCGTTACACGGAGCTTTATGATAAAGGGGTTCCCGCAATTTCTGATAAAGAGTGGGATGACCTATATTTTGAGTTAGTTGCTCTTGAGGAAGAAACAGGTTTAATCTATCCAGACTCTCCAACAAAGAGAGTTATCTTTTCTACTGTATCTGCTCTTGAAAAGACAGAGCATGGTCACGATATGCTTTCCTTAGATAAGACCAAAAGCATTGAGGAAGTGAAGGAATTTCTTCAAGGAAGAGAATATCTTGCGATGGACAAGATGGATGGTTTAACCTGCTCACTTCGATATGTCGGCGGCAAGCTAGTTTCTGCGGAGACCCGCGGAGATGGTAAAATTGGAGAAAATATTCTCCACAATGCAAGAGTTCTTGAAAATATTCCAAAGACTATTTCTTATAAAGAGGATTTAGTCGTGGATGGAGAAGTGATTTGTGATTATGAATCTTTCAAGAGCTTTTCAGATAAGTACAAGAATCCTAGGAATTTTGCGGCAGGCAGTATCAGATTGCTTGACTCCAAAGAATGTTCCTCCCGCAATTTAAGTTTTGTTGCATGGGATGTTATTGAAGGGTTCGATGATTGTGTAAAAGTTAGTGACAAGCTAGATAAGCTTGAGAACTATGGCTTCACTGTGGTTCCCTATACTAGCGGGAATGGGATTGAGCGTGACATAGAGAAGCTAAAAGCGAGTGCTGTTACATTTGGTTATCCTATTGATGGAGTAGTATTCAAGTTTGACAATATTGAATATGGAAAGTTTTTAGGTAAAACTGAACATCACTTTAAGAATGCGATTGCATTTAAATTCTACGATGAAGAAGTAGAATCCCGCTTATTAGATATTGAGTTCAATGTAGGTAGAACAGGAGTCTTAACACCAGTTGCTATTTATGAGGATGTTGAAATTGAAGGTTCTGTTTGTAATAGAGCAAGCTTACACAATATTAGTGTTCTCTTGGATGTAGTAGGCAGCAAACCTTACAAAGGTCAGCCAATTAAGGTCGTTAAGAAAAATATGATTATTCCTCAAATTACTTGGGCGGAGAAAAATCCAGAGGTCGTGAATTTCATTGAACCGCCATTGTCCTGTCCCTCATGCGGCGGCAACCTTATTATTAAAGATAATGATGGAGTGAGAACTTTATGGTGTGCTAACCCGCACTGTAATGCAAAGTTATCTCAGAGGATTGACCATTTCTGCGGCAAAAAAGGACTTGATATTAAAGGTCTATCTATTTCTACAATAGAGAAGCTAATTGAATGGGATTGGCTTAAAGGAGTTAAAGACCTATATGATTTAGGTTCACACAAGAGCGAATGGATTGGAAGAACAGGGTTTGGAGAAAAGAGCGTTGAGAAAATCCTTTCTGCTATTGAAGAGAGCAAAAACTGTGAACTTTGGAGATTCATTTCTGGCTTAGGGATTCCTTTAGTGGGAATGACAGTATCCAAAGAAATAGCTAAAATTTGTCCAACTTGGGAAGATTTTAAGGGCAAGAGAAAAGGTTCATGGGCACACATTGATGGTTTTGGATTGGAAATTGAAAGAGCGATTCAGAACTTTGACTATGGCGAAGCTGATGAACTCGCGGCGGCCTGTCATTTCACTGCACAGACCAAGGTCGAAGATGTTTCAACCTCGGCTGCCGCACTTACATTCTGTATTACAGGCAAAGTAAATAAATGGAAGAACAGAGATTCTTTAAAGGACTACATTGAATCTATTGGTGGAAAAGTAGTTTCAAGTATGAGTTCTAAAGTAAGTTATTTGATTAACAACGATTCTCTAAGCACTTCTTCCAAAAATGTAGCAGCTAAAAAAGCTGGCGTGCCTATCATTACAGAGGAAGAGTTTATAGGTATGTTTAGACAAGGTTGATTAAACCAAAATCCTTACTTTTGAAATATAATAAGTATACAAAAATTTTCCTTATGTGCAAAAAGAATTCTTGCATTTTAGAAAAAATTTTGATATAATATATGCATAAGGAGATAGATGTAGCAATGAATAGAAAAGAACGGCGAGTTCTTGCTAGAGAGATTGCAAGGCTCGAAGAAGAATGTAAAAATGAAGATAATATATCAGAAAAAATGGCTCAGATGGAAGAACTGCTTGTAGATTGTTCACTTGAGGATTTATTAAGAATAGATGAAATGTTGATGAAAAAATTCTTGACAAATTGAAAATTTTTTGGTATAATTATTATAACAAAGTGAAATCTATCACTTTAAGAAAAACAAACAATTTTTTATTACAAAGGAGAAAAAAATATGGCTAAGGCATTATCAGAGAAGAGTTTATTGGTATGGAATTTCTTAAAGAACAATCAGGGTGCAAATCTTACAGCAGCAGACATTGCAGCACAGACTGGTCTTGATAAGAAGACTGTAGATGGCGTAGTTACTTCTGGTCTTAAGAGAAAGGGATATGCAGACAGATTCCCGGCAGAGGTTGAGGTTGAAGGCGGACTTCACAAGCTTGTTAAGTTCATTAAGCTTACTGAGGCAGGTGAGGCTTATGACCACGATGCAGCTTTAAAGGCTGACAATGAAGCTATGATGGCTAAGATGAAGGAAAAGGAATAATTCACAATTTAGCTGCATTGATAAACTAAGAATGGCAGAGGAGTATTAACTTCTCTGCCTTTTTTAAAAAGAGGATTTTCTATGAACTTAGCGTTACTTATAGTTTCAATAGTAAGTATATGCTTTGCCGCTTACTTTGGAACTTTAAAACTAAAGTCAAATGAAGAGTTAAAGAAAGAAAAAGAACACTTACAGATTGAGATTAACAACTTCCTAAATGTAAGAAGTGAATTAGGTCTGCAAGTTGCACAAGAAGAGAGGTTATTAAAAACCCTTAAAGAAACACTTGAAAGTCAAGAATCCCTTTCAGATAAGGCACTTGAAAACTACATGGAGATTCTTGAAAAACAATATGACAAAATAGAAAAAGAATACAATGAGAATGTAGAGCGTCTCAATTCATCTTATGGAGACTTACAGCTAAATCTCATGCAAGAGCTTGATGGTGTCAGACAAGAGCTCGATAAGATGCGGAACACACGGGCTGCCGCAGTGGAAGCAGCACGAAGAGAGTTAGCAATGGAAGACAATCTATCTTTCTATTGTTTAGATATATCAGATGCGGACAAGGCTGATATTTTAAAATTAGAAGCCTTGAAACCATCATTAAATAAAAGCAGAATCTTGAGTATGTTGATATGGCAAACATTCTTTCAAAAGCCTTTAAAAGCCCTTGCCGCAAATGTTGTAGGGACAACAGAAAAGAGCGGTATTTACAAAATCACTAATGTAAAGACAAAAGAATGTTATGTTGGTCAAGCAGTAAACATACAAACGAGATTAGCAGAACACGCAAAGTGCGGGTTAGGTATTGACACTCCCGCAGGAAATAAGCTTTACAAGGCTATGCAAGAATATGGACTATGGAATTTCTCTTTTGAAGTTTTAGAAGAATGTCCATGTGACCAACTAAATGAAAAAGAGAAGTATTATATAGAATTATACAACTCAAAAGACTATGGTTACAATAGCATCAGCGCACCTAAGAAGATATAAGAGAAGAAGGAGATTATGTATATGAAGATTAAGAATGTTCAGGAATTTGATTTAAACGACCTTATTGATGCTCTTGACACTAATGTTAAGGAAGATGTCAAGTCTTTTGAAGATGTTGTAAACCTTGATGGATACCTCAATAGAGAGATTTATCTTGCTGATATTGAGGGCGGCGTTGGTACTACTATTGAAGGGTTGATTCGTTTTTGGAACAGATATGATGATAAGCATAATGTTCCTGTAGACAAGAGAGAACCAATTAAGTTGTATATTGACTCAAGCGGCGGCAGCCTTATTGATTCATTTATTATGATTGATGCAATCAGAATGTCTAAGACTCCAGTTTGGGGAATTTGCACTGGTTCCGCATATAGCGGAGGTTTCTTCACCTTGATTGCTTGCCATAAGAGAATCGGCTATCCGCACTCATCTTATTTGTACCATGAAGGTTCTACTGGAACTGCTTCTGATGCAAGTAAGTTCAGAAACTTTGCTGATTTCTATCAGAAGGAAATGAGACAGCTTGAAGATATCACTCTTAAGTATACGAACATTACTCCGGAAGAGTACAAGGAGCATATTAAAGATGACTGGTGGCTCTTGGCTGATGAAGCATTAAAGCTTGGAGTCATTGATGAAATCGCTGAGGAGTTCATCTAATGGGAAAAGTAATTGTTCAAGAGGAGACCTCAAAGTACCCAATCTCTCTAATGGGGAAAGAGAGTGGATGCTGTTGGGGAGCTGATATAGATTCAGACTTGAAAAACTATAAAAGAGGGAAAGAATGTTTAGAGAGTGGACATATGCGGGTAGCAGAATTTCCACAGGTATACCTTATCTTAGATGGGTATTCTGCAAGAGTAATGAGAGAGTTATACACACACATTGGCGGCAGCCCTACCCGCCTTCAGTCTAGCACAAGATACATTGACTACCAAGACTTTAACTGTGTTATACCTCCCTCTATCGCAAAGAACAAGCATGCCCTAGACAGGTATCAGGCAGCCATCGCCGCAACAAAGATGGTTATGTCTGCTCTTGAAGATGATGGCATTCCTAGGGAGGATATTGCTAACCTCTTGCCGCTTGGAATGTGTACTCAAGTCGTTATCCGCACTAATGCAAGACACTTGATTGATATGTCTCATCAGCGACTATGCACAAGAGCCTATTGGGAATATTACCAGTTAATGAAGGATATTATGGAAGCATTATCTTCATATTCTTATGAATGGAAATACCTTGTAGATGAATATTTTAAAATCAAATGTGAAGTAAGTGGGTTCTGCACTGAAAAGCATTGTTGTGGGCACAGACCTAAAAAAGAACCACCAGTATTATAAATATAAATATAGACATAAAACTAAAGATGATTTTGATTAAGAGGAGATAAGACTATGACGAAGAAAGACATTTTTGTATCAGAGATTAACACTATTCTTGCTAATGGAGCAACTTTATCAGAGGATGCCGCAGCTTATTTTGAAACACTTAAGTCAGGAGTTGAAAAAGAGAAGCCGCCTTTCACAGATAATGGTAAGATTATTCTTGCGACCATGAAAGAAAATAAGGAGAGTGCTAAGAACTTGTTTAAGTCAAGCACCATTGCGGAAAAGGCGGGACTTACTACAAGAACTGTCTCTGGCGCCATTCGCAAGCTTGTTTCTGACGGATATGTTACTAAAGTAGGTGCTGACCCAATCATCTATGCTTTAACTGATAAAGGTGATGAAGTGGTTTTAACCTAAGCTTTTCTCTTGACTAATCTGAAAAATTTTGGTATAATATAAGTATAGAATCATAATTATAAAAGGAGAATATTGTTTATGAAAGAAAAAATTATTAACAGAGAGACTATTGAAGGATATGTGTATGACCATAACTTGGCATTAAAGACAGTTCAGAATAAGGAATCTGAGAACTTTGGTAAAGAGTTTATCAATGGTTCTATTGATGTCCAAACTGATGAAGAGGGTATGAATGTAGTAACAGTTTACTACACTTATGTAACTCCAACCACTAAGACCGGTGCAAGCAATAGCACTTACACAGTTCTTAAGAAAATCATGGATGAAGGAAAGACTGTTGTTACAGCCGGAAAAGATAGTGCATTAAAGGTTAAGCTTTCTCCGAGCCTCGCTCTTAATGATTTCTATACCAATAGAAATGGAAAAGAGGAACTGATTTCCGCAAAAAGAAATGAAGGCGGATTTGCTAATCTTGTAAATACACTTACAGATGACCTTCTTAGCAGAAACAGATTTGAGGCGGATATGGCTATCAATAGTTTCAAAGTCGTTGAAGCAGATGAAGAGAGGAACATTACTGAGCATGGCGTCTTAAAAGGTGCTATTTTCAACTTCAGAGGTGCTATTCTTCCTGTAGAGTTTACTGTACGCAGCAAGAAAGGTATGGAGTATTTTGAGAGCCTTGATGCTTCTCCAACTAACATCGTGTTTACTAAGGTTTGGGGTCAGATTACTTCTCAGACTCTTGTCGACAGAAGGGAAGAGGAATCTGCTTTCGGAGAGCCTGTTGTAAAAGAGTACACCAAGACTGTTCGTGAATATGCGGTAACAGGTGCTAATCCTGAGCCTTATGAGTTTGGTGATGAAAAGACTCTTACGATGGAAGATATTAAGAAAGCTATGGCTGACAGAGAGACTTATCTCGCTGATGTTAAGAAGAGAGCTGAAGAGTATCAGGCACAGAAGGCGGCAGCGCCTACTGCTACCAATGCTGCATCTGCTCCTGCGGCAGCCGGTGGTTTTAACTTCTAATAGAAGAATAAATTGTCAAAGGGGAGTATATTATGACTCCCCTTTTTAATACCTGTCAGTACCTAGCCCTAAGCAGGAACTGGCGGCAGGCGCGTACATGGTCGAGACCTCAGAACCAAAAACCGCCTTTGGATTTTTTTAGAGCGAATTTTAGTTTTTAAGTAAAAAGTATATAAAAAGGAGAAAGCATGGCAGATATAAATATTCTTGACGTAGCACCACACCAAGTAAGTAGAGATATGAGAGGTTACTCTGTATTTTTCTATGGAGAACCAAAGAGTGAAATCTGCTCTCTTTATGAGTAATCATAAAGCAAACATCGCAGAATAAAGCGGGAACCCCCTATAACAATAGGAAAATCCGAGCGGAAGTTATATTCTAAAAGATATAACACGCGCAACGCATAGTTTTTGAAACTAATACTTAAATGGAGAATGTATCAGATATGAACATCCACGAATTGATTGATTTATACAACAAAGGAAAATCATTAAATTTTCTTGCAACTAAATATAATACTTACACAATAAAAGTAAAAGAAATTCTTTTAACTAATGGAGTTTCTATAAGGACAAGAGCAGAGCAAAATTCTATAACTAATCAAGAAAGAGGAAAAAAAGTTAATCATCAATACTTTGACGCTATTGACTCTAATGAAAAAGCTTGGCTATTAGGATTCCTTGCCGCAGATGGAAATATTTCTTCTGATAGGAATCGCATAAAAATAGCTGTAAGTTCAAGAGATAAGCAAGTTTTAGAGAATATTAAGAAATCAATAGGAAGTGAAAAGAATGTCATTGATTATGAAACTAATAAAGGATTCAATGTCTCTGAATTATCTTGGAGTAGCAAAAATCAAAAGATAAAGCTGAGTGCATATGGAATAGTTCCTCGTAAAACATATAAAGAGATGCACTTGCCCAATTTTGACTTAGATAAACAATTAAGTTTTATCTTAGGCTATTATGATGGTGACGGCCGTTTTAAGGATGATGGAACTACTTGCAGAATAGAGATTTGTTCTTACAGACCTGAGATTTTAGAGGATTTTGCTGTGGTTTTAAATGAAATTACTAATGCAAATAACAAAGTATATAAGAGTCCAAGTAGAGATAATTATTATACTTTAACTTATTCAACAGAAGCGGTTAAAAAAATCTTGAATAAAGCTTATGCTTTAGTTTCAAAAGATTGTTATTTGTCAAGAAAATTTGATAAGTACAAATGTTGGTTAGATAAAAATAAGTATTAGAATATAATAAAACCAAGAGTCTGCGACTTCCTTTTACAATAGGAAGAGAAGATATGCTAAACTGGATTGGAATTGACCAATAAATGATTCTAATGTTTGCGGCATTAGAATAATGAGAGTAATCTCCAGAGTGTAAGATAAAAAGCTTACAGTTAATAACAATAGGGAAAAACCACGACCGCAACAAAGTTTCCAAAGCACCTTTTATTAGCGTTTGAGAAAGGTTACAGCGCTATTCCAGGTGCAATGGCACAGCCAATTAACTCATGGGGAGAGTTTAAGAAGGTATTAAGACAGCTAAAAGAGCCTGCCGCACAAGAGAAATTTGAAACAATTATTATTGATACAGCAGATATTGCATATGGAATGTGTGAAGCATATATCTGTGCGAATAATGGGGTTGATTCTATTTCTTCTCTTGGATATGGTAAAGGTTATACTCTTGCGGGAAATGAGTTTGATGAAAGTCTTAGAAAGATTGTTCAAATGAACTATGGCTTAGTGCTTATTTCTCATGCAACAGATAAGACATTTACTGATGAAAGCGGAAAAGAGTACAACCAGATTGTACCAACTTTAGGTAATAAGCCTAGAAATATCGTATCAAGAATGGCAGATATTATTGCTTATTCAAGATGCGTTCAAGATGCGGAAGGAAATACATCAACTAGGCTCTTTATGAGAGGAACACCTCGATATATTGCGGGAAGCAGATTCCGCTATACGCCAGACTCCATTAACTTCACATACAAAGACCTTTGTGATG